CAATATCGCCAAAAACGTGGCCCAGTTGCACCAGCTGCCGGTGGCGGTGTTCAGCCTGGAGATGAGCAAGGAGCAGCTCACCTATCGCCTGATGTCGATGGAGGTGGGCATCGAAAGCGGCCGACTCCGCACCGGCCGGCTTCAACCCGAGGAATGGCCTTTGCTGGGCAACGCCATCAGCACCCTCAACCAGCTGCCGTTGTTCCTTGCTGACAAACCCAATGCCGGTGTGTTGGAGATGCGCTCCCTATGTCGGCGGCTGATGGCTGAAACCGGCAAGGAATTGGGACTGGTGATGATTGACTACCTGCAGCTGATGGAAGGCTCGACCCCAGATAACAACCGGGTGCAGGAGCTCTCGCGCATCACCAGGGGCCTCAAGGGAATGGCCCGCGAACTCAATGTGCCCGTGATGGCCTTGTCCCAGCTCAGCCGTGGCGTCGAGGCTCGCACCAACAAACGGCCCATGCTCAGTGATCTGCGTGAATCGGGTTCGATTGAACAAGATGCCGATCTAGTGTTGATGATTTACCGCGATGAGTACTACAACCCAGAAACGGCCGACCGCGGCATCACCGAAGTGATCGTGGCCAAGCACCGCAATGGCCCGGTGGGGACGGTCAAATTGTTGTTTGAGTCTCAGTTCACCCGATTTCGCAACCTGGCCGGTTGAAACAGGCATAGGGAAGTTGATGTAGATGGCTATGCTTCACATCTGCGCCACAAGTGATGCCATCGAATCATTGTCGAAATAACGCTGGTACAGCGTGGTGTGGACCATCAAGGAATGGCCCAGGCTCTTGGCTGCCAGCGATGGGCTGATCTGCGGGTTGGAAATGGCCCGCACCGCCCAGGCATGGCGAAGGTCGTATGGCTGAAACGGCACTTGGAACCGGCGAAAGGCCACCGCAAGCTGCGATCCCACGGTTCGGCTGTCCCGTTCGAGGTTAATTGCCGGCAGCCGTTGCTCCTGGAGGTTCCATCGCTCGATCCAGGCCTTCGGCAGCGGCAGGCTCTTTCGAGCACCAGTTTTTCCAGCCCGGATCACCGCCAGCCCATTGCTTTCGACATAGGCCATCAGCAAGGCCTCGTGGGGGCGAGTGCCATAGGTGGCGCAGATGCCGGCAACCCATTGCCAATTGGCGGGCATTCCATCAATCGAATCGATGATCACCTGGTCATCGGGCAGGCTGCGCGGCCGCGCCTTCGATGGGCTGTACCCCTTCCCGAGGTCCCGCAGCTCTTGCACAGCCTCCATGCCCATTGCCAGGGCCTGCGCCATAGCCGTCGCGGCCAATGCCGCCTTGCGCCTTGCGCACCCACCAACAGGCTTGCTTGCCACCAGGGCTCGCAAAATGTCGAGCGTCACATCCTGCTGCTGCAGCAGTGGCCGCAGCGGTCCCACGTAGGCCGTTGCCCAGCTCACCGCCGATTTCGGACCACGCTGGCGCCGCTCGTGCCACCAGATCTCGGTTCGCCGAATCGCTTCATGCCCGCTGATGCCTTCTCGACGAGCAACCCAATTGCTCGATCCGGCACCAGCCTGGGCCCAGCGGTCAAAAGGAAACGGCTGAAGGCCGCGGCGATGCAGCTCAATGTCCTGTCCCAGCTGCTCGGCCAGCTCCCGGGCTTGGTCAATCCCCGCTGGATAGGGAAAGGCGGTGGCAATTCGGCGTTGCTTCCAGGTGCCATCTGCCATTGGCAGGGTGCCCCGCAACCGCAGCCGGCCGCCGGACGGGTTGAGCTCCAGCGACACGTTGGCCCCAAGTGCACGGAGGGCCCGGTTGACGCGGGAAAGATACGGGTCCTTGGGAGGCATCGGCCGTGCCTAAAAGCGTGCCTACTTTGGCCCCTTAATGGCCCTTTTGTGCCTTTTTGTGCCTTATGAAGGCCCGGCTGGTTGGCCACAGCTGGATAGGATTCCTTGTACTGACTAAGGTTTTGAGGATGGGGGTCCCGAGGATCGAACTCGGCTAAGGCGAATTATGAGTTCGCGCAAAATGCTGCTTGTTCAAGAGCTTTTGCTTGTTGCGTGCCTAATACTTGCCTGGCTCTTAGTGAAACGCAAAAAGTTTTGCATCATTTTTGCCGAATCCAAAAGGTTGGCCGTCCGATTGCTGGCAAAAGCCCTGAATCAAATTTGGGATTAATTGGCTGGCTTGGCTCATTGCGTAGCAATTTGTTGTCGGAACGCGGCATTGATGGCGGAGGCGGAGCATGGCTGGCGGCCATTGGAAGCCATCGGGACGAATGCGGAGGCGGTTATGACAGCACGGGAGCAAGGATTAAAGGCCAAAGCGGGCTTTATCGGCATTGAAATTTTGCATGACTTGCGTACTTGAAAGTCCTACATTATATAAACTCATTCTACCAATAGATCCAGAGTAGAAAGCAGTGCTGTCCGTGCTGCTTCGAGCTATAGTATAGTTAGCATTTGTAGTATTAGGCGTTGATCCAATATAGGCACCGGCAGTTGTCAAAGAGCTGCTAGATCCGTTAATGTATATCGCTATATTAGATAAACTCAAAGCACCGCCGAGGTACGATGCGCATACGTTCCAATATGCTGAAGTATTTATAAGTGATCCTGCGGTGCGCAAATCAGCGTTATTAAAACCTACATAAATATCTCCAGAATTGACAACATTTATAAGAAAAAAGAAGCTTTTCAAAGCGTCGCCGGTATTGGATCCATACATAAATAAAATCATTCTTCCAGTGATAGAGCTTGGCTTGACCCAAGCGCTAATAGTTCTAGCCCCAGATGGTGACATCCCCAGATTGGGCAGGGTGACGTATTGGCTTGTGCCGTTAAACACTAGAGCGTTACTGCTATAAGTTGGACTACCAACAAGGGTAGCGTTAAATCCGTTTCCGCTTAGATCGTTCCATGCGCTGCCAGTACCTGGGTAAGAACTGGCAGTGCCCGCGTCTAGATCAAAAACCAGGCCGGTGGTGACAAGGTTAGAAGTCATCGTCCTCCGCCGCTGCACAGTAATCACTGGCATCCTCCGTTTATTTGGTTGGCCACAGGTAGCGGGCTGCCACCAAGGCGGAAGCAACCATCCATTACGCAACACCATTGACCCAGCCAGAGTTTTCAAGTGTTAGCATTCGATCAAATTTAATACTATTGGGTGGAGTTATAGCCTGTCCGTTTTCGTCTAGCTTAAGATCTCCGTTTTCGTCAATCTCAAGAGCATCAATTTGTTTGGTGAGCTCTTCCAGTCTTATCCTATTATTTATTAACGCCGCTTTTATTCTTTCATCTCTCTCGACTACTCTATTAAAAAACTCCACGCTTCCAATCTCAGGGTTTCCTGATCCAGAGGAAGCAAGTGCCTCTATGGCAGCATTAAGCACTTTTTCGTAACTTGAATCGTTTTGCGGCCAAACCATGCTCTGCATTTGCCTAAATCTCTCTAAAGCATTGCTTTTGAGAGTTTCTTTGGGGAGGATGTGTAGTGACTGAATTGTTTTGTAAATTCCCTGAGGGTGTCCAATTGGTGGCTGTGGTTTGTATCGCTCTAATATTTGTGCGCTTTTGATGTAAAGTTTTTCAGAGTCATACCCTGCCCCCTCAAAGGGCTCTATCAAAAAATATTCATACGGATTTTTATGTAAACCGCCATATTGGTATGGCCATTTTTCCCCCCTTGTGTCAAGCACAACGCCAGCAGAATCTACGGCTACAAATCTTTTGGTGCTATCTCCAGTGAGGTCGTCGTATTCGACGCCGGTTTCAGGATTGGTGATGATGGCCATGGTTAGGGGTCAGGGTAAGAAAGGACAAGTGTGAGAATGTGGCCCGAAGAGCCGGTGCCGTGGCTCATGTAATCGAATCCTACCGAGTCTCTAGCAGCACCGGAGACTGATCCGCCAGAGATACTCGCGGTTGCGTTTACGGTATGGACCGATGGGGCCAGGGACACTACATTGCCGGCAGTAGTAAGAAAAAAGGTTTTCGTGCCTACAGATGTAGTGCCTGCCCCGGTGCGAATGTATGGCCGAGCGTCGCTTGCTCCTGAGGTAGCCATGGCGGTTGGGGTGCATGTCCACCAAGCGCCTATGATCGTAAAATTTCGATCTATGGGTATTTCGTCTTTTTGGTTGCCGGTTGTAATGCTGGTGTCGCCTATATTCGAGCCTCTCAGCTTGACAATCTCTCCAGGCACTAATTTGCCATTCAGCAAGATCAGGCCGCCTGCTGGAGTGATCTCTTCAAACGCCCCCGTGCCTGCTATGCTGCGGCCAGAAAGGCGGCCAGAATTTATAGTCAAACCAGAGGTAGTCAGTAGTCCCTGAAATGCCGTCACAACACCGCCAAACAGTCCACTCATGTCACGTCCACTCCGTAACCTGCGCCGTACCATTTGCACTGGCCCAGATCCCATAAATAGCGCCAGTGCCAATCATAAGGGGATCAAGTATTAGGAATTGGCTGGGTTGAAACAACACTGACGAATTGGCTTGCGTCGCAGGATTTGAGAACGACAGTCGTAGAACTGAAGTAGAGTCATTTGTAATCCATAGAGCACGGCGATTGGAGTTGGCCGCCAGCAAAAGTACGCTTGTAGCACTGCTCGCGACGGATGCAACAGTTGGTGTAAGCGCTGTAAATGCAGCATTTACGGGCACGCGATTACCAACAAGTGCAGGAATCCTGGCTATTAGCGTGTCCCAATTTGTTAGCGCCGTCGCAGCATTCTGAAGCCCCAGGCGAATCAGTGCGCCAATCCCGGCAGTTGCTGTAGGGGTGGCCGCTGGAGAATCGGTAGGTGCCCCTAGGTCTGCGTCAATGTTGGCCAGCGCCGTCACCCCAGGACTGTCAGTGGACAGCGTCACCCGAGCAGTGTTGGCATCAATCGCCCCGCCGCCACGGGTGATGTTGGGGGCAACCGACAGCGCAGTGCCACCAGAGGCTCCCTGAACGGTCAGCACATCAGCTGAAGGCGTGCCAGCGGTGCCCAGTGCAGCCTGTTTCGCGCTTGTGGCGGCACCGTTGGGGAGCGGCAGAGCAGCAGCGGAAACAGGCTGGATGGCCTGCCAGAAAGTACCGGAGACCGGCAGTGGCGTGGCGGTCCCAGAGATGCTGACGTCACCCGAAATGGGTAACGGGTTCCCGGAGTCGTTGCTCACCTCAATGGATGTGCCGATGTCTACTGGCATCCGACCGCTTGCCAGCGCTGGCAATTTGCTGTCGATACTGGCCAGGCTCATGTTTCCAGTGGTTTGCCTCGCTTCAGTGGCGGCACCGCCTGGGAGGGGAAGCGTCAGGGCGGAAATTGGCTGGGTGGCCTGCCAGAAGGTGCCGTTGACCGGCAATGCGTTGCCGGCATCATTTGATATTTCAATTGAGCCACCGATGTCAACGGGGAGACGGTTGCTGATTGGTGCTGGTATACGCGCCGTCAGTAACGCCAGCAGAGTTGTCCAATTCCCCAGGGCTGTAGCGGCATTCTGTAGACCTAGGCGGATTAGGGCACCAATGCCTGCGGTTGCCGTAGGTGATGCTGCTGGGGCATCGGTGGGAGCACCCAGGTCGGCGCCGATCGCGGCAAGTGAAGTATTTGCGGTTTCCTGGTTTCCTGCTGTGGCAGGGCTGGCTGGCAGCTTGGTATTGATGCCGAGCAGCGCCTGGGCGGCAGGATCGTCTGAAGCCAGTGCCACCCTTGCCACATTGGCGGTAGTCGGCCCACCGCCGCGGGTAATGTCGGGAGATGTCGGAACCGCCTGGCTTCGGAGTTCGTTGTTAGTTAGCGGCCCAGAAACTGTTTGGGCAGCGATCCCGTCATTCAGCCAGACTTTAAGATCATCTGTACTGAGATAGGTCGTTGTATTTTGAGCCAATGTAAGCGTGGGGCTTAGCCATGTGCCCGCATAGGACGGATCTTCAGGTTGATATAATACCCCACCCTTTGCCCGCGTGATTGATATAATTTGGCCTTGCCGAGCTGGTATTGACGACGTGAACGTAATTGTCCTTGCCGAAGGGTTGAATGTATATGTTGCCGGATTAGCTAAATAGTTTCCCATGTCCTTATCCTAAGGCAATTGCAAGGCCAACAATCAATCCAAACGATGGCGTTGAATCTAATTTAGCTTTCCCGGGACCGCTCAAAAGTCCTGCTTCTGTGGGAGTTGCCTCAGGAAGCTCAACACCTTCCCCAGTGCTTGAATCAAGCGTCATACTTGTTGCAGTTCGAGCAGTGATATTTAAATTTGTGGAGCCTGACTCCCCATTTCCCCCTTGGCTCGAAGCGCCTTGTTTGCCTTGCACGATGATATTAAGCACCAACGGATCGCGTTGGGCTTCAATCACCTGGATCGCAGTGGGGACAACAGGGCCAATCATGGTGATGTGAAATCGACAAAAGGCATAATCCCTTCCATGTAGCAATACGTGGTACCATCTGGCTCAACAAGCGCTAATTCATAATTGTAGTTGCCAGGTTCAATTAAATCCGTTTGTGCTTTGGAAAATGCGTGACTGGTATGCCCTGGATTTAAGGCTAGAACAGTTGTTGTCATTGTGCTAATTATTGTTTCCCGCTTTTTATCCCATAAAACGACTGATGTCGTTGATCCCGTAAGGTTAAGGCCAGCACCTGTTTCATCAAACCAGTAAAATTGAAAATCAAAATTAAAGCATTTTTTAATTGGTCGAAAGTTATAGTTAAAAGGAAAAATGCTCATAGTTCTATTTTATTTGCTTGAAACGCAATTCCTTGCAGTACATTTGCGGCAAGGCTCCATCCAGCGACGGCATCAGACAGAAAGGATCGACACGCCAGTCCTCCATGACTTTGTGTGCAACGCCAATACCCCACAGAGGCATGGCTTGCACCAATTGCAAGAAATAGTCCCACAAATGATAAACACACGGTCTGATAGCGCTTCATCGAACTTTTTCCTCTACATGTCGAAATCGTTCATCTAAGCTGGCCAATTCTTGGTCATGGCGTTTTAATATCTCTAAAATTTTCCCTTCAAATGCCCCTAAACCTTTGGAAATGCTCCACAAGGCCTTAATTGCTGAGTGCAGTCCGGACCCGAGCATTCCTATACCCGTAAGGCCAAGAGCTGCCAATGCAATTGATTCCCCGACGCCCATTGCGTGTTTCCGTGTTTGCTCAGGTTAGGCAAATTCAGAAATCGTCAAGACCAGTCGGCTGCCCGGGTTTGGATTGGGGCAATTCGCATGAAGGTTCCGGCACCAGTGGTGTATGCGCCACCCGGAGCCGCCGAGAGCAGGTATTGGGGCGTAAAAGTGCCGGGAGTGCTGATGGTTACAGTCCCTCGGATCGAGCCGTGGTGGCTGGCGCTGGCGCTGGTGAGGGATCCGGAGATCACCGCAGGAGTGGCAGTCTGCAGCCAGGTCGTGAATGCCGGGCTAAGGGCTGCCGGTGGGAAGCTGCCGCCGTCTAGAGATCGATAGACCAGCTGGTAGGCGATGTTGCTCAGCACGGAAGTGCCACCAAACCCAATTGCCAGGGTGTGTGCCGTGGTGCCTGCTGTTTTGAGCAAGCTGAACAGGATTTCAAATTCGTATGTGCCGATGGCTAATGTAACACTTACTCCCAACAGATTCTGAGCAGTGTTGACGTTTGCTCCTAAAAGGGCAGCATTAAGCCTGTACCAATAGTTGTATCCGTTGCAGTTAAGCAGCCCCAAAATATTCCAGTCTGTGTTGTTGCTATTGCGCTCTTTCATTAGACCCGATGCCACGTCTGGCCACCGCATAAATGGGTATGTAACCGGTGGCGGGGTGGAACCAGAATTTTGTGTAGCCAATGCCTGTAAAGCATTTTGAATATCTAGCCGCAGTGATAATCCGCTGCTGTTATCAGGAGTAAAGTCGTTTTGTGCCATGCTTGCAGAAACGATGGGCTAGGTTTTTTCAGTCTAAGGATTTATGTTAATGGTAATTGTCCCATTGCTTATTTGGTTGCCTGTGACCTCCACATCGGTTGCCGCATTGTATTGTAATGTGCCAGTTTTTCCAGACGCTCCAAAAACAATGTTATAGGTGCCGCTGCTTAATACATTTCTATTTAGCCAGATTCCGTCGGTTCCGCTGAATTGTGCCGTTCCGGTTGACATGGCATTGACCAGGTTGACGGCATTTGCAACTCCACAAAAACTGAAAGGACCATCAAGATAAAAAGCTCCAAAGTACAAGTCAAACCGGTTTGTCCATGTATATACAACTGGAGGTCCGGCTGCGGATGAAGTAGACGTATTAAAATAATAATCAAAACGTTGTGCTTTTTGGCTTGTGTTGGAGAGCCCTGCGCTACTGTTGCTATAGTTCACAGCCGCAGACAGGGACTGCCCTAAAGGCACCCAAACAACAGAAACGTCGTTACACGTCAAGTCCTTATATATAAAGTTTCTTTGATTTGGTGATGTTCCTGTATTCATCGCTCCGCCAGAAGCGTTGAATTGTAACGGCCTGGTGTTGCCAGATATGTTGGGGTTAGGTACATAGACAATAGAAGATGTTGAAAACGTCAAAGCTGATGGTTCGGGCCGCACACCAAGGCTGCCCAGCAAAGCTTGATCCCGAAAACCAAATCCCCTCATCCCTGCACCGCGTAAACGGCTGTGGCGTCGGCGTCAGCTGGCCCCCAGCAACGGACGCTCAGAATTCCTGTCTTGCCAGCCGCAATGGTTGGGGGCCCTGTGGCCGGAGACTGGGTAAAGATCCAGCCAGGGAAAGTAAAGGCGCGAGCCGTGCCATCGCAGATGATTCGTATGGCCACTTCTTTGCCGGCGCTGCGGTTGCTTGTGGTGAATGTAACAGGACCAGCGAGGTTCAGGGTGACCATTTTGCCAGCCAAAACAGACATGTCAAGATTGACCGTGGCAGCATAAGTAAGGGTTGTTGGCGTATCGACTACAGGTATGAACGCGGCATTCAATTGCCCATCTGTGATGCTGAGTCCTGGTCCCAATGTATTAAAACCTCCTGCAGATGTAGCTGCCAAAGCCACTTCAACAGCAAGCGAAGAGACCATAACGTCTTGGTTTATATCAGCAACTGAAAGCAGGGCTCGAAAACGAACCGATCGCGCCCGAACAATGCTGCGCGTCAGCGGCTTCCAACCCGACCAACTGCCTGCCAAGCCAGAACTCAGGGCATCGTTTGAATCTTGATATTCCACTAGAACAATGCCGCTTTCCGCGTTTTCATTGTCAATGCTCAAAATTTCATCAACTGGGCCCAGAAGTGCATCCCATGTTGATGCAATCAACCTGGATTGGGATCGGATTATGCGACTCAACTGTAGATCCATGACAGCACCTGCGTCAAAATCATTGGCGAAATAATAAATTGCCTGCCTGCTATCAAATCCATAATCGTCTATTGGACCTGGCAATCCATCAAAATTGCCGTTTTCTGCCAATTCATCCCATGTCCTTGTATCAACCCTTGGGGCGCCATAGTCATCAATTGGCCCTGGCAACGCATCAAAATTACCATCCAACGCCAGGTCGTCCCAGTATTTATCATTCAGCCTTAATGCCTGAATCGAAACATCAAAGGCACAATTTCTTTTGACACCAGTGAATCCTGTTGCGGCTTCATCAATAGTGGCAACAACTTCCATCGCCGATTTCGGTGCATGAAATACCACTGAGGTTGTGGCAGAAACAGCACCACTGCCATTTTGGTGGCGAAACAGGTACGTCCCTGTCAACGCCGGCAGCAGCATTTGGCCCTCGGCGTTGGGTGTTTCACCAGTCACCAAAGGGTTGCTGGTTGACCAGGTGGCGCCCGAAATGTCCGGCGAATGCCGGATTGCGACGCTCAGCGAATCGTTGTTGACCTGGGCCCAGCTAGCCTGCACGACCCATTCGCCCAGCGCCACCACGGCCGCATTCATCACCCGCTCGACGCTGCCATCAATGCCGATGACGCCGGTAGCCGATCGGTCCACCTCTTGGATGGGGGGCACAAAGGGATCGGAGCGGTTGCCAAAGGCATCAATAGCCACCACCTGGATCTCGTATCTCCCATCGGCCACCCCTGGGAGCACGATTGATGGCGTAGATGTTGTGAAGATCTGCCAGTTGCTGGTCATACGGTGCGCACTGCCACCTCATACTCGACGGCCCCAGGGATGGCCTCCCAGGAGATGTACAGATCGGTTTGCCTTGTGGCTGGATTGACCACGGCGATGGCTGTTGCGCTGGATGGAGCCGCCGGTGGCTTGATTTCCAGGGGTGCAAACACTTGCAGATCTAGTGGAATATCACGCTCGATGTAGTCATATTTGCTTGGATTATGGCGCAATGCAGAAACCATATATTTAGTTTGACTACTTTCGGTGATGCCAATAGCAGTCCATAGGCTTGTGCGCATGGCGTTGTTGTCGATTGACCAGGTGCCACCAATCAATGGCGCTGCCGAAAACGGCAAGGCTGGTGTCACAACCACACCGCTGATAGAACCAATGAATCGGGTCTCCAGACTCCCATCCACCAGCTTGGCAGTGATCGTTGCGTCTGCCCCGGTCGGCAGATCGGTCTGGGTTGCGTCATCAACTGTGAGGCTCGTCGTTGTGCCTGCAATGGTTTTGCCAGCTCGTCTCACACCGCTTTTGAGCCGATCAGCTGCTCTGAACCGCAGGCCAGGCCGAAGCTCCACCCCCAGAGCCACGGTGCCCTCAAACATCACAACTTCTGATTCGTATTGTTCGGTGTAAAGCAGCCATTCTCCAGCCCGCTGGGCCTGCCCGGGTGATGTGCAGGCAAAAGCGTCGATATTGGCGACCTTTGCCCCGTATAGTTGAATTGCCTTTTTATCTTGTACCGTTACAAAATCATAGTCTTGTTTGTCGTTGTTGAAATACCGCACTACAGCCACGGTATGGCGCTCCCGCAGGCTGGAGCCGACATAGCGAAAGCCTTCTGGCGATATGTCTGAATTTGATACGGTGACAATTGCATCGCCAGGGGCATCTTGCGTGACAGTTACCGAACCTTTGCCCCAATGGGGCATGCCTCGAAAGACACTGGCCATCTGATTGATCAATTGGTATGCGTCTTCGCTGCTTTGGATGTTGATTGAACAGGCAAAACGCGGCTCAAACCCACCTCTGCCATCAGAGACTAATTCCGCACAGTATTTAGATATTGAATACAGAGCAAACTTATCGACGGTTTCAGGCGGGCAGCGATGGCCAAACCCATAGCGTGGTTGGGTGACCTGGTCAAAGAAATGCCAGGCAGGATCGGTCGTCCATTGAGCTTCGGCAAAGTTGCCCGTCCAAATGCCGGAATAAATCAACCGGCCCGTCGATTGCTCGACGGTTGCATTGTCAGGAATTGGGATTTTGACACCTAACCGGTCTACAGATATTTGCGGCCAGGAGCTGAAATACTTGGCGTCAAGTTGCAAAGCCAACAATGAAGAATATGGGTATTTGAGTTTTGCATAAATCAACTCTGTATAGTCACTCCAAACCATTGTGTCGTTTACTTTGGAGCTGTTTGAATCTGGAGTGATTCGCACAACTCGCACACTTACGGGGAAGGGGCCATAGATTTCGACTTCATGGCTGCGTTGAAACTGATCGCCAGAACGGCCTTTTACAGATGTGTCAACCACGGTTTTGAAGCTGCCACCTGCAGTCGCCACTTGAATCTGATATTTGACTTCCACTGCAATGACATCACCCTCCTGCGGTGACTTCACGCCACCTTTCAAGATGCTGGAAGTCAGAGATTTTGATACCTTATTCTTGGGATCGTAATACTGCTGCAGGGCTTGCCAGCTAAGGGTGATCCTGACTGCATTGACAGCAGAATCTGTAATCGTGCGTGTCAGCGGCGTCGCTGCTGTTACCGGCAGCCCAACTGCTCGCTGGGATTCGGTTGCATTGAAACCTTTGATCGAAGACTGGTCAACAGTTCCATAGCGATGATCAACGACAACGCCTAGAAAGTTAAAATCAGTGGTTTTCGGGTTATTTGGATCTGCCGATGCCTTGAGAATTGGCGTTTTATTAATATAAATATCTTTTAGTAGAGCGGTTTCATAGGCATTGCTGCCCCGCGTATAGCCCCTGGCCGACGGCCAGCCCTCCTGTTCTCCTTCGCCGAGTAGCAGCAGCAGCCGGGCGTACTGGGTGGAATTGAGGGTGTCCGGCGCGGTGGCGGCCCCCCGGCTGGCCTTGGCCTGCTGCGTTTGGCCACCGATGCCAGCTCCGCGAATCACTGGCCATGGCGGCAGCTTGACCAGGCTGTCTATAGGGATCTCCCTCATCGTTTGCCCGTCGCTTGAATCGCTTCGGCCAGGCTGATGGATCGCTTGTTGGCATCCGCCCCTGGCAGCTCGTCTGTGGAGATGCCGGCTGAGATGACAATGGCACCCATGACGATGCGGCCCCGGGGGATGTTGACGGGCGTGCCCTCCCGAGAGGTCAACTGCACCCCTGATACCGAGTAGGAATTGACCTCCTTGGGATCACGGTTGCGCTCTGGAGTGGGCGTTGAAGGCGTCAACAGCTGGGCGGCACCGCCCAGGGCCAGGCTCATGCCGGCGCCAAACAGGGTGGGCCCCA